CCGTTCCGGCCGTGGTGATGATAAAAAACAGCGGCTGCTCACGGGCATCGCCGGAACCTTTGGTCATAACGTCATAGAGTTTCCGGTTCGGCTGGGCATGGATCTCATCAAAGACGAGGCCAGAAATATTCAATCCATGTTTCGTGCCTGTCTCTGCGGAAAGCACCTGATAGAACCCTGCATTCCGGTAATTGACGATCCGCTTGGTGGCCGCTGCAATCTTCGACCGCTTTAAAAGTGCCGGACATTTCTCCACCATCCGTTTTGCCACATCAAAGACGATGGACGCCTGACTCCGGTCATTGGCACAGCCATACACTTCCGCACTGGCCTCACCATCCCCATAGAGAAGATACAGCGCAATAGCCGCCGCCAGTTCTGACTTCCCATTTTTCTTCGGGATTTCCACATAAGCACTCCGGAACTGCCGTTTCCCGTCTGCTTTCACGATGCCAAAAATATCTCGGACAATCTGCTCCTGCCACGGGAGCAGCAAGAACGGTTTCCCATCCCATTTTCCCTTCGTGTGTTTCAGGTTCTGGATAAAAGCGACCGCATGATCCGCCCGCTTCGCATCGTAATGGGAAGTGGGGAGCATGAAGGGGGAAGGTGTGTATTGAAAATCCATCAGCAACCGCCTCCTTCCAGCAGTTTCTCCATCTCATCTTCTTCATCGCTATTCTCGCCGCCAACGATCCGGCTCCGGGCCGATGGGGTAAGCCCAAACTGCTCACAGAACTTCAGCATGATCTTCATATTGGTCTGGGCGATGGATACCTGCGGCACCTGCTGCAGATAGCCATTCGGAGTCCGCACCATAGATCCATGCTGGGTCAGGAACTCCTCTGCTTCCTTCCAACGGGCATACGCCTGACAGTACCCGGCAAAGGCAGCCATATCCATTTCTGTCAGAAGGCCCATCTGCTCCAGCACTTTCGCCATGCGTTTCCACTCTTTTTTCGCCTCATCCTCCAGCCAAGAAGGGCAGCGGGGAGCCTTCTTCTCTGGCTTTGGTTCTTTTGTATTTAAAGGCCGACCGCCCGGATTGCCCTCCAGCATCTTCAGTGCGGTCGGCTTCGGTTTTCTGCCTCTCTGCGCCATCGCTCCCACCTCCATTTCATGGCACAAAAATAGGAGCCTTACGGCTCCCATCCAAGTTTACGTGTTTAACAAAATTCAATCGTCAGCATTCCCTCTCTGCCGAGGAAAAAATCATTCTGGATCAGAGGATCTTCCAGAAAGGTTTCCTTCGCCTCCTGCACCATTCTTTTCAACCGTTCTTCTCCGATCCGTTCCTGCAACGCCTTTTTCGTGATCTTCTTTCCATCCAAATAAAATTTTGTCCTCATCTTTCTTCCTCCATTCTGCTTTTCCCTTTTGGTAGTACACATATTCGCTCTGAATGGAGATATTATCAAGTTAATTCTGAGAGATAAATCACACAATAATCATCATAGGAATTTTACGTCAGTCTTACACAGTTTTTTCTAAGTAATAGGAATGTGCAATCATGATCTGCTGGCTTCGATACCTAATCCGCAGCTTCCCGGCATCTGTATTCAGGATAACTTCAAAATGCGGTTCCAGTTCTATCGCAGAAATCAATGGACATTCCTCTCTTGCATCCCTCAATACCATCTCCATATCCAGTTTCTCTCCGAGGCAGTGGCGGGAATACCACCACCCCAGAATATCCGGTGCCCAGCAATTTTCAAACCGCTCTGCAGCTTCTTTCCATGTTCCTTTCAAATCCTTTCGTTTCATATGTACTTCCTATCTTCTTATGCTTTAACCAATGCAGCGTACCGTGCGTAATCGTATCCGTCACTCTGAACTGCGATGGCGGTGTGTTTTGTTCCCGCCTTGCGGATCAGGATGCAGTAAAATCTGCCATCTCTCACTCCAGTTTTCTCCGTGTGCTGGCTGATAAAATCGTATTCATCCATAAGGTTCTCCCGGAAATGATTGTACTCATTTTTTGATAAAGTAACCTCGGTCACCACCTGAATCTCTTGTGCTTTGCCCCATCCTTTAGCTCTCTCCAGATCCTCCGTATTGACCGGCTTTCTTGCAAAATATCCTTTCATGTTGTGTTCCTCCTTGTTGTTTTCCTTTTGGTAGTACACATATTCGCTCTGATTGCGGATAATAGCAAGTCAATTCTAAGGGATATATAACACAAATCATGGAAAGGAATTTTGTTCATTCTACGCAGTTCCTGCGTTATTCATTAATCTCCTTCCCTTTTTGCCGATGTATAATCGCAAGTATCTCTTCCTGTTCCTGACGATCCACATCAATACTCTCCAATGCCTCTCTGGTTCCGCAATCCGGACAAATCAGCGTTAGATTATCTACTCTGGAAAGAGCAGGCGGCTCATGATATGCTTTTCCGCACCGTGGACAGATTTTAATCCGAGTAACGTTTGTTTCTTTCATGGCACATCCTCCTGCTGTTTTTGATTGCTTCTGCCAAATATCTGCTGTCAAATCCAAAACTTTTATATCCTTCCAGACAGATGGAAGTGTAAAATCTGCTTGGAAGTCCAAATGGTCTGTCCTCGTGCATGATATACACGAAGATATTCCGCATCCGGATTTTCCCGCTTCGGATTCCCTTGATCGGAAGCATCATCTCTTTTTTGTAATAAAAGGTGGGAAAGCCTTCATAACGATCCAGCGCTAACTCATCCTCCGCACTTACTTCCCATGCAACAACCGGAACCCGACCGCCTGTCTTCGGCTCAATCGTCAAATATGAGCCGGTCTTACTTCCCTTAAAAAGAAGTTCATAATCCGGGATTTCGGAAGTCCCGATGATCCGTGCGGATGGGCAGCGCATCCGCATCTGCCGGATATTCAGGTTACTGCCATAAGCAATATAGTATCGTCTTTTCATTTTGGTATCCATCCTTTCCGAAGGGGTTACCCTTCTACCACCTTAAGACCGCCAAAGCGGTCGGAGGTAAGGTGGCAGGAGGCTAACTCCTGCGGTTCCTTCAAGCGGCGGCTCTGCCATTTCTAAAGGCCGTGTCTCCAGCAAGTCTCTTTGTCAGAATCTCCCTTGCGGTTTTAAATTCATCCCCGATAAATCCCAGCCGAAGAAGCCAAGTCCTCATGGCGTATTTCGGATTTTCGTTCTGCTGTGGCTTGGGGCTGGCGGTTTTTACCGTCTTAGCCATCTGGCTCAGTGCAAGGCATAGTTGAATGTAGCTTTTCAGCTGTCCGGCATGAAGGCCGCCCCTGCGATCTCCATTTGGAGCATCGAATTGGAAGAGCCGGAATTCGACAGTCCCCTTGGTAAAGGTCGCATGATAATTCAGCATATGGTAGCGGCTGTCATTGTAATGATGGCTTCTTCCGTAATTGGCATCGTGACTGCTGTACCAGATATCTGCAAGTTGTGTCATCGTGGTAGGCTTTCTCCGGTTGACCTGCTCCAGAAAACGTGGGTCAACTGTCCGACAGTAGCGTCTCATCCTGCCCCGGTCAAGATTCAAGGCATCTGCGATCAGGCTCTCATGGCTCGCCATGATATTGGCCAAGTTGCGGAGCGTCTGCGGTGTATGGCCCTTGGCTCCAATGTGAATGTGAACACCGCAGCCTCTTGTGGCATCGCTCTTTGCGCCTGCGTGGCGAAGCTGCCGGATCAGTTCCTGCAATGTTTCCATATCCGAGTAAGTCAGGATTGGGGTAACCATTTCGCATTTCTCATTTTCCGGGCCTTCAATGCTAACATCCTTCTGGAATTTCCATTCCCGTCCCTGTGTATCCCAGGCTGACCAGGTGCTGTACCCGTTCCGGCCCGCTGTATTTTCATACCGGTGAGTTCCAAAATATCTGGCTGCCACCTTTGCGGCTTTTTCTCTGGTGAGATTGTTCATCTCCACCTCAACCCCGATGGTCTGTTTCTTCATTTCCTCAATCTGCCTTGCAACTTTCTCATTCATCGTAGAATCCTCCGTTTCGTTTTGTGTGTTTTCCCTTTCGGTAGTACACATATTCGCTCTGAAGGCCGATAATAGCAAGTCAATTCTGAGGGATATCCTGCACAATTTTTAGCGGGAGAATTTGTGTATTTTACAGCAGATCTTTGTCATCCAAACCCGCTGCCGCAAGTTGCATCCCAAGTCGGAATCCATATTTGAAACTCTCCTTGACCTGAAAGCGTTCTAATTCAGATTGGTTGTCCAGAAACCGCTCCAAAACAGTTTTACCAACTTCGTCCAGCCGCTTTTGAAGATATTCAATATCTTCACATACCTGATCGCTGTACTTTTCGATCTCCGGCGGCTTCTCCACCTGTCTTTCCCAAGGAACAATCCGTCCAAAATACAACTGGTCAATAATATCTTCTTCCATCTCAAACGGCCTCTCTTTCCTGCTCAGCCATCTGCGCAGCTTTCACGGCCGCACGTTTTTCCTTCTGGGCGATGCTGAACTTCTCTGCATCTTCCTTTGTCCGGAAAGCCGTGTGGCCTTTCAGGCCAGCCAGCAGCGCCTTTCTCGATTCCTTATTCGCTGCACCGGCCATTCCCAGCTGTACCAGCCAGATGCGGAGATAATATTTTTCATTTTCTTCTACTACTGGAGTGGCGCTGACTCTCTTGGCTTCTTTCGCTCTCTTAATGATCTTCGCTGCCAGTTCAGCGTATGCTTTATTCTTCGCACTGTCAGGCGAAAGGGGAAAGGCAAAGGTTACTTTTCCATCTTCCACCGTAAGGCCCTTCAAGCCCTCGCTGTCCGCCGTCAGAAGTGTCTGGAAAGTTTCATAGACGTTCTCCCCTGAAAGCTGCTCCAGCTTTTCCTTCAGGGAATCGCTGACCGCAAAGGTCTCGTACCTTGTGATCCGGTTGAGCAGGTATGCCCGTGCGTGAATCATGGCGAGTAAGTTTTGCAGAAATTTCCCATCTCCGGTATCCGCCGGGATCTCAATTTTCACTTCATCCACCGGGGCTTCCAGATAGCCTTTCTCCTGCAAAAACTGTGTCAGGAGATCTTCTCCTTCCTCTGTCTCGCTTGTGATCACGCCGTCCCGGTCAATGGTAAAGCAGCCCACTGTGTAGGAAAAGGTAGGCGGCCCCACATAGTGCAGTTCTTCTCCGATATATTCTGCAATGTCCTGTACCATCTTTCTGCGGTTGTCAGTTTTGGTTTCAATCCTCATTGATTTTGCCTCCTTTGTTTTGGTAGTACATTAATCACTCTAAAAGGCAAAAATAGCAAGTCCTATTTTCCATTTTGCGAAGATATTAAAACTGAGGAATTTCCTCCTCCTGAGAAATCTGTGCATAGGGGATTTTGTCACCATCCCGGAGAACAAATACCTGATCGCCAGACTCCGTTTTCTCTACATACCGTTTCACAATTACATCACAGAACTTTTCATCCAACTCCACTCCATAACAGATCCGCCCGGTTTCCTCACAGGCAATCAGGGTAGAGCCTGATCCGAGGAAGGGGTCTAAAACGATACAGTTGCTCATGCAGGAATTCTGGATCGGATAAGCCATCAGCGCCACTGGCTTCATAGTCGGATGCTCCTTGCTGGACTTCGGCCGGTCATATTCCCAGATGGTGGTCTGCTTCCGGTCAGAATACCACTGATGCTTCCCACCGACCTTCCAACCGAACAGACATGGCTCATGCTGCCACTGATAAGGGGAACGCCCCAACACCAGAGCATTCTTCTTCCAGATACAGCAGCCGGACAGATAAAATCCAGCATCATGGAACGCCTGCCGGAAGATCAGCCCTTTGGAGTCCGCATGGAACACATAGATGGACGCATCGTTCTCCATGTTCTGTTCCATATTTACAAAAGCAGCAAACAGAAATTTATAGAAATCCTCATCGGGCATGTTATCGTTCTGGATCTTCCCAGCCGTCTCTTCCACGTTCACGTTATAAGGAGGATCGGTCAGAACCAGATTGGCTCTCCGACCTTCCATGAGTTTTGTGTATGTCTCCGGAAGGGTGGAGTCTCCACAAATCACACGGTGTCTGCCCAAGAGCCAGATATCACCTTTCCGTGAGATCGGTGGATTTTTTAATTCTTCCTCTACATCAAAATCATCTTCTTTGATGTCCTTGTTATGGACTTTGGAGAAAAGCTGCTCAATCTCCGGAGCCTCAAAACCCGTCAGGTCAGTATTGAAATCCACACTCTGCAGATCCACCAGCAGGTCAGCCAGCAGCTGCTCATTCCATGCACCCGTGATCTTATTCAGCGCAATGT